CGCCCGCTTCGCGGGCGGGGCGGGGCGGGGCAACATAGTGCAACGTTGAAGCCGCGATGATCTCGCTCCCCCCGCCTGATTCAGCCCCCCGCTCTCAACTCCCCGAGCCGCAGGCAGCTGAAGACGCGGTAGAGGCGCTGGACGCGGTGGAGGCTGAGGACGCGGATGCGGCGGACCAAGCGGAAGACGCGGGGGCACCAGATAGCAGCGAAGCCCCCGATGCCCAGGAAGCTACCTCTGCAGATAGCTCCGAAGCCTCCGAGCCACAGCCGCGCAAGCGCCGTAACGCATTCAGCTCACTGGAGATTGCAGCTCAAATAGCGCAGGTGCAGGAATGGCTAACCATGGGCAAGCGCCCGAATCAGATACGGCAGCTTTGCTCGGACGAATGGGGGCTCAACACCAGAGTTGCTGAGTCGCGTATGCATGAAGCGCGGAAGCAGATGGTGGTCGACGTTGACGTCTACGTCCGCAAAGACAAAGCCGCCCAGATGGTGCAACAGCTAGAGCAGGTGTTAGAGCAGGCGCTCCAGATGCGCCAAGGCTCCAACGCCATCGGCGCCCTGCGCCTCCAAGCTGATCTGCTACAACTGCTCAGCCGTCACCAGTGACGGCCTCGCAGTCTCCGCAGATCATCTCTACGGCGCAATCGCCGTCAACTGCGCAAAAGCCATTCACCGCGCAAAAGCCATTCATGGCGCAAACGCCATTCAAGGGGGAAGGCTCAAAAACGCATTCAAGGGGGATGCCGCTGTGCCCCCAGCTCTTGACTCTCAGCACCGGCCGCGGCTAATGTCGTGGGGTCTACGTAGCAGTGGGCACTGGTGGCGCCTGGCTCTAGAGCCGCCGGCGCCACCTCTCAACCGCCGCCTAAGCCGCTGGCGCCGCCGGGGCGTGGGAGCCGCTGGCGCCGCCCCGTGCCATGGCGCCGGATCGCAGCATCCGCACCGCGGCGCCACAGCCGTAGGCGCCGGCCATAGCAGGGACACAAAAACGCCAGCGGCGCACAGCCGGCCGCGGCGCATGAAAAAGGCGCCCCATAGCGGGGCGCCTGATCAGTCCCACGGCATCGGCTCCGGATCGCCGGCGCCATCGCCCGGCGGTGGCTGGCCGCGTGGCAGCGGCCGCGCATCCGCCAGCCTGAAACGTACGGCCGGCGCCGTGATCGCCCGCCGGAACTGCGCCAGCGCTGCAGCCTGCGCCCGCGTCGCCCGCACCGCTAACGCCTCGTCGCCCGCTGCCATCGCCCGGCCGGCCACTAGATCTAGGCGGTGCAACGCCAGCATGGCCAGCCGGTCTAGCTCCGCGGGCGTTGCCGGCTCTACCAACTCAAACGACGCCACCGCCACATAGCGGCGCGCCTGTCGCAGGCTGCAGCCGTAGCGCTCCGCCAGTGTGGCCGCTGTGAACGCAGAGCCTGCGCCAGTGCTCAGCAGCTCTAACGCGTCCGCTTCCCGCTGGCGGCGCTGAGCGTCCGTAGCGCGGTTGCGCTCAGCCATTAGCGCCGGCCGCGGCAGCAACCACTAGAGCCTCCAGATCCTCCGGCGTCAGCGCAGCTGCGCACCGTTCCAGATCAATCCAGAAGCCTTGCGACGTTAAACCGCAACACTGTTCTTCCCAGTAAACGTTGGCGGCTTCTGAAGTAGAGCGCAGCAGCGCCGCCAACGTGTCATCAGTGACAGCGTCCGCCACATCATCCGCCCAGTCGCGGGAGCCGTACGGCGTCTCATCCGGCGCCAGCTCCTCCAGTCGCTCCCGGATGGCGCGGCGCCAGTCGTCTTTGATATAGGACTCCCACGCTTCGTCTTGAAGCTCCACCTCTAGCGCGCCGTGATCGTCTTCACTGATCAGCGGATACGACTCCAGCGCCTTCAGCGTCTCCAGCATCTCCGGAGTGACAAAGCGGACATCTAGCGCGATGCCGTCCGCGTCGCCATCCGCCAACTCCAGCTCTTTGGAAAAGTCGTCGCGGAATACACGAGCGTTGCTGCGGATAATGCTGGGCGCGCCGTAACCCCTCGGCCACCGGCAATCGTCGTCTAACAGCTCCGGCACAAATAGGAGTCGAGACGCCCAGCGCGTAGCGGCGCAGTAAAGCGCCGCATCCTCTGGAGTGCCGGAACGGTACGGCGCCGGACCTGGGCGCACAGCCGCCCAGCAGCGCTTAACGCCATCCTGCAGCGGCAGCCGCCAGAAGCTGGCGTCGTCTAAACCGCGCAACGCGTAAGACGCGCCATGCTCCAGTTCGCGGCAGTCAACAATCCAGCGGCCGCGGCATCCGCTTAAAGCGTCAAGCCGGCGCAGTAGCTCAGGAGACAGACGGCGCACAGCGGCGCCAAAGGTGGTAGCAGCCATGGCTCAAATGCTCCGGATAATGTGAAAAGTGCCGGCGCCTTCTGCCGGGATCGCGCTGTAACCGTCGCCTATCTCCAGTTCGCGCCAAGCCGCCTCCCAGTCAATGCAGGTGAGAGGCCACTGCATTTGATTGAGCTTCACGCCCAAATCCCCCGCCAGCTGCTGCGCGTAGTCAGCGCCGGCAGCTTCTGGGCTCCAGCCGTCAGCTGTGCCGCAGTACGCGTCGCACAGCGTCTCGGCTGTGACGCCGTGATCATCCAACTCCTGCAGAAGCGCCGCTACGTTCTCCGGCGTCTCGCAATCGATGCCACGCTCGTGCAACGCATCGCGCCAGTCGTCGCACAGCCAGAAGCCGAAACAGGCGCCGTCGCCATCTGACGCGCCGAAGTAATAGCCGCACGGCGCTGCTGCATCAAGCAGATCCGCCAGCGCGTAGACGGCTTCTGCGGCTGCATCATCGCTCCAGTCGTCGTAGCTGGAGTCAACACCCACAAGGCGTTGCAGCTCAGCCGCTAGCGGCGCTGACAGCTCCAGTTCCAGCGTCTCGGCTGCGTTCCAGTAGCGCGGCAGAAGATCCTCCAACCGCAACGTGTCACAGCTGACAATCCAGGGAAAAGAGCGCAAGCGCTCCGGAGTTAAGTGAGACATGAGTCGTGGTAGCAGTGTGGAAAGGGTTGCGCTAATCGGCCAGCGCCGTGAGGATCGGAGCGCCGGCTGTAACGCGTAGCGGTACGGAGCCGGGGCGGATGATGTCGACCCAAAGCGCCAGCGCGACAGCACCGATGGCGACAGCAGCGATATGACGGGGCGCCATTAGAACGCGGCCCCCAGAGTGCGGCGAACGGTGGCGCGAGAGCATCCGAGGCGATCCGCGATCAGCTGCTGAGATGCGCCCGCAGCGCGCCAGCGCCGGATCCGTTGGGAGCGTGACTCTGTTGCCCAGAGGATGAAGGCGATGGGGAGCGTTAGCAGCACGGCGAGGATCGCCAGCGCGGCGAGTGTGGTTGTCATGAGTCAGCTAGCAGTGGGACGGGGCGGGAGAGCCGCGGGGCGGCAGCCGTGGCAGCCGCCGGAGCGGGAAACCGTGATGAGAGCCGCAAGGCTCGAGCTTGCGCCCGTGACTTTTAGAGAGGCTCCGCCAGAGCTGACGCCCGGCGCAACCCTCCCGCCTATTTACAATCTTAGCCTATCTAGATAGGTTTCGCGATACTGTGCGCCCGGATCCGCGCCAACAATCGCCGCCGCGTTTGGTATCACCCCATCACCCGACTAGTGGCGGTCACTACTAGGCGCCGCAGGCGTGATCCGCTGCAGCGCAGCGGCTGCCAGCACCTCCCGCCGCCATCCCCAGACCCTGCCCCCCACCAAACGACCGCAGCACAGGACGCCACACCCCGCGCCTCCAAGATATAACCACCCCCCAATTCCTACCTACACACGCACCCCCGCCACCCCCTACCCCCACCTGAGCTACCTAGCTAGAATGAGCCGCAGAAGCTGCTGGCGGCGGTGCGGTGCCCATCCTCGGTGTGATTTCGGGCGGCAACGTTTTAGAGCCGCCGATCCTCAGCAACACGCGTTGCGACAAGACGTACGAGGAGCTGCGCGCCCAGCTGTTAGCCGGAATGCTGCCGGCGCAGCGCGCCTTCGTCGACGAAGTCAACGCCAAGATCGTGGGCTACTGCGCCGGATTCGGCGCCGGGAAGACGCACGCCCTTTGCTGCAAGACGGTGGCGCTGGCGATGGACAACCCCAACACGGTCGGCGCGGTGTTCGAGCCCACATTCCAAATGATTTTGGACGTCTGGGTGCGGAGTTTCGACGACTTCCTGGAGGCCCAGAACATCGCCTACGACTTCCGCGTCTCCCCCCAGCCCGAGTACATCCTGCACCTCCCCAACGGCCCCTGCACGATTTTGTGCCGCGCCACGGAAACGTGGAACCGCATCCGCGGCCAGAACCTCAGCTTCGCCTGCATCGACGAGGTGGACACGAGCCCCACGGAGGTCGCCCAGAAAGCGTCCGAGATGGTGCTGGCGCGTCTGCGTGGCGGCACCAAGCCCCAGCTCGCCGTCGCCTCCACCCCCGAGGGCTACCGGTGGATGTACCGCACGTTCATCGAAAGCGACTCCCCCGACCGCCGCCTGATCAAGGCGAAGACCACCGACAACCCGCACCTCCCCGCCGGCTTCGTGGAGTCGCTCTACGCAAATTTCCCACCCCAGCTCATCCGCAGCTACATCGAGGGCGAGTTCACGAACCTTGCCAACACCAGCGTCTACCCCGACTTCGACCGCGACCGCCACTGGAGCGACGCCACGATCACCGAAGCCGACCGCGTTTACGCGGGCGTCGACCTCAACGTCGGCAACTGCATGATCGAGGTAGTGGTACGCCGCGGCAACGAGTTCCACTTCGTAGAGGAGCACGTAGTCCGCGACACCCCCGCGATCGTGACGCTCCTACAGGAGCGCTATGCCCCCCAGCACGAACGCGGCGACGTCGTGGTGATCCCCGACGCCGCCTCCCGCCAACGCACCACCACCAACGCTAAAGAGAGCGACCTGAGCATCCTCCGCAAGGGCGGCTTCCTAATCAAGGAGCAACGCAGCAACCCCGCCATCGAGGACCGCGTCAACGCCATGAACGTCCTACTGATGAGCAACCGCCTCAAGGTCCACGCCCGCTGCAAGCACCTGATCAAAAGCCTGGAGCAACAGGCGTACGACAAAAGCGGCAAGCCCGAGAAAGGCGGCTCCGGCCTCGACGACCCCAGCCACTCGGTGGACGCCGCCGGCTACGCCATCTGGGCCCTAAACCCCCTCCGCCGCTACGCCTCCGGCGGCTCGGACTTCAGAGTCTACTAATAACGCCATTACGTTTACGGCATACGCCCCATGGCCAAACGCACCCTCCACCAGGTCTCTCCCCACGCCTCTGTCGAGACCGGCCGCGACTGGAACGGCCGCTATTACATCGCCTTTAGCAGCGGCGCCAGCGTCTTTATCCGCGACCTGAAGGAGCTACGGCGCTTCCTAAAGCTCCCCAAAGGCATCCCCTCACGGGACGCATTCGACGCCTGGCTGACGGAGCTGGACGCAACGGACGCCAAACGCAAAGCGCCTACCACCCCAGAAGGCATCTCGCCCGAAGTCCTTGCCACCGGATTCGGCCCCGAAGCGCATCTCGACGAGAGCGACCCGAACTACCAAACGCGCACTATCACTTAGGGCGCTTGCGTTTGTCCCCGCCACCGGCGGAAACCTAGATCACGCCTGACTTTGAGCCGCGTGGCTGATAACAGCACCTACCCCATCCGCTATGGCGTCCCCGGCCCCGTCTTGCACCAGTACGGGCTAGACGACGACCCCAGCGTGTTGAGCAGTGCGGTGTTGTCGATGATGCCGCACTGGGAGCCGATCGACATTTGCGTCGGCGGCACCCGCGCCCTGCGCGCCCGCGCCGAAACGATCATCCCGCGAGAACCGTCCGAGGCGCAGGCGTCATACGAGCGCCGAATCTTCCACGCCACCCTGCCCCCGTTCCTGAACCGCCTGGCATCCCAAGCCGCCGGCATCATCCTGCGCAAGGGCGTCCAGATCGAGGGCGACAGCTATTGGGAGGAGTGGGCGCAGGACGTCACCGGCGACGG